AGACGACCCACTGGGTGGTATTGCCGTCGTTGTACCAGATGAACAGGAAGCCGCGGATCGTGTCGTACCAGAGATCGTTGGCGTGCGGGTTACCCGGTGGGTAAGGCGACGTCGTGAGCGTCGGCGTCGACACCACGATCGGCGCAGCCGGCATCACCTGCGGCGGCACGGCGTTCTGGTCGAGCACCAGCGCAGCGCCGACCGGCCCTTGCAGCCGGCGACGATGAGCGCCCTGCATCGAGACGATGCGAGGCGCTTCCTGAACCCAGGCTCCCACTCCCTTCGTGTTCAATGTCCAGACGAAGCGGCGGCCTGAGCGATTATCGATCCAAACGTCGCCGGGCTGCGGCGACGACTTTGGCGACGTGCTCATGGTGCTCCTTTCGGAAGGGGCCGATTACCCTGTGGGTAACCGACCCCGATCTCCCCCGAAAGCTACGGTGCAACCGCCTCGTTGACGATGGCCTCGCACAGCGCCTTGCCGTCGATGACCTTGTAACCGTAGACCTGCAGCCCGCGAAGCAGCGTGCCGAAGGTGAACTCGGACCGCAGCGTCTCGACCTTCGAGATCTGCGACGCGAAGGTGAGGCCGTGCGCGTGGCCCGCATAGAACACCCACTCGCCCGCGGCGAGACCGGCCGGCACGCCGAACGGCAGCAGGTTGCTGACGTAGAGTGTGAAGCGGTCGATCATGCCCAGCTTGCCGTTGCGCAGCGGGGTCACCGCGTCGCCAGTCAAGTAGGCCTGCCGGAGCTCCGACTCCTTGATCATCGTCGCGGCCCACGCCGGGATGATGACCCATCGCCCTTGCTCGGGGATGTTCTGCTCGTCGAGGCACTGGCCCATGCGCAGGATCACCTGCAACACCGTAACCTGGCCGGCGACCGGCGGGTTCGCCTGGTTGGCGACCAGCGGGATCGGAGTGCCGGTGACGCCCAGGTTGATGTTGGCAGAGATCTTGCCGGCGGTAAGACCGCGGTTCGCCGCGTCGCCCTGGTGCAGGATGCCCAGTAGCACAGCGGTGTCGATCGTGATCTTCATCTGCTGCGCGGCGTCGTCAGACCAGATGCCCATCAGGTTGATGTCGCTCTGGATCTCCATGACGTCGTCCAGGATCTCGTTGAAGTACTGACCCTGGTCGATCGTCAAGTCGACGATGTTGCTGGCCGGCCGCTCGACGGCGAGGTTGCCGCCCGAGAGGTAGGGCTTGATGGTGATGGTCGGCTTGGTCCGGATGTGAACGCGGTCGCCCTGGTTCCGGATTTCGCCTTCGTAGTCGGTGTTGCTGATCACCGCGAGCACGGTGCTCGCGTAGAACTTCTCGATCAGCTTGCCCGACCAGATCTCGGGGATGAACGTGCCCGAGTAAGCCGGCGAGGGCTGGGTCGAGCCAGTCGGGTAGATCGGCGGCGTAGTGCCTGAACCCGCGAGCGGGTAGGCCATGAACGCCGTGTTGATCGAGATCTCGCCCGGATTGGGCACGAGACCCGGATCGATGTCCGGCAGGGTCGCAACTGCCGGATCGAGCTTGGTCTTCGGGATGAAGTTGCGGAGACGCATTGCCATGCTCCTGTGAGCTATGACCCGCGTCTCCCCCTATCGCGTAAAGCCTGCCGGTGGTCGAGCCGCGAGCCGTGTGTCCACGATGATCCGACCCTCGTGCTGAGCGGCGATGATGTCTGCATCGATGGCCGCTCTCTGCTCCGGCGTGCCGCGGAACTTGCCCGTGGCGACGTCGGTGTAGAACTGGAGGATCTCTGCTTGCGTGTAGACAGGCTTGTCGGCGGGCGTTGGCGGGGCCGACCTGGCACGTCCGGGTGCCGCTAGGCTCTCCAGGGTCACTCGGGGCTGTGCGGGTGCAGCGGAGCCGTTGGGCTGGGGCTGCGGCGCAGCAGCGGGAGCTACCGGGGCCGACGGGACCGAGACGCCTTGCTCAGCGAGGAAGCCTCGGAAGAACGCCTCGACCCGAGGTGCATCACCACGGTTCCAAGCGTCCTGCATCAGGGTTTGACGAATAGCACCGCTGTAAATATCCGGCAAGCGGGACCACGCCACAAAATCGGGGTGGTTGTTGATCTGGTCCCAGCCCGGCAGGCGCTGGTTCATCGCCTCGAGCATGCGATCGTTCGCACTGACCGCAATGCGCCGACCTGTCGATTGGAGTTCACTCTCCAGCGTCCCAATCTTGGCCAGCAGCGGGCGCTGCGCCTGCTGCGCCACGCGCTCGACCAGGTTCACGAAGTCGGGGCCGTACTCCTGGATCTCTTCCGGCGTCAGCAGTGGCTGGTCCGGCACGGGCGCCGGCGCACGCGGTTGCGTTGCCAGCTGGCGCTCGAGGCCTGACGCGTAGTCGGCCGCGCGCTGGATATCGGACCGGTAGCGACCTTCGAGAGAGCGGAAGCGCTGCTCCCAATCCTCGGGCTGGGGTGTGTGGGAAGGGTCCGGGGCAGCCGATGGGGCCGGCTGGGTCGCTACCGGGGGCGCCGCAGCAGGCGCGTTCGGTGCAGGAGGCTCCTGCGGAGCTGTCGTCGGCGCTGGTTGCGCTCCACCCGTAGGCATCTGAGACGGTGGCGTCGGCGGCGCCGCCGGATCCACAGGCGCAGGAGTGGGCGGATTATCACCGCCCGAGGTCGGCTGAATTTGCTGTTGCAGCTCTTCCGAGCGGGCGATCTGGCGGCGCACCGAGCGCGGCAAGTTCGCATTGGACTGCGGATCGACCGGCGGCTTGGGCGCAACCGGCGCGGCGCGCGTGACTTCCAGTGCCATCAACTCCTCCGTTTGAGCTCTTCCCTCAACTTGATGCAATCGTCGAGCTTCTTCCGTAGTTGGGTGGCAAGCTGGGCCTGACCTTGAGCCGTGAAGATCTTGTCAGGATCGGCAGCCACCAGATCGGTTTTCAGTTTCTCCTCGAGTTCCTTGAGCGCTGCTACCAGGACGTTGAACTGCGGCATGGCCGCGATCTTGAGCTCGCTCGCGGCGAGCACGATGGACGTGAACGGATCAGCCATTGTCAGGGATTTGCGGCCCTGCCGTCGCGAGGTCGATGATGTCGGCGTAGCGATCGGGCGAGCCAGCACCGGACGGCGTCAGCTTCGCGTAGTTGCCGATTGACCGCTGCGTGGGATCGCCGCCAACGAGCTGCGAGACGGCATGACGGGAAGGCAGCATCTCCTGCCCACCGCCCTTGCCCGCATGCCGCGTGATCGGCGGTTGGCCGCGCGGACCGAGGCCCTTCGGGCCCGACGATGGCGGCCGCTTCTTGCCGAGGTTCATCATGGCTTGGTGATCCCTGAGATATCGAACTTCCCTCCGGTCGGCGCCTCATGCTTGAACGGCGCGCTGTCGCTGCCCAGCGTCGAGGGCGGCGGCGGGGCCTGCACCGATGGGTTGGTGCCGACCGACGCCGTGTAGTGGCCCTTGCGCGGATTGAAGCCCGCTACGTAGCGGGTGTCCTTCGACCCTGCCGACTTCGGGATGGCGGCGCGGCCTGAACGAGCTAGGCCGGCCGGGATCTTGCCGAGCTTCGGCAGCGCCTCTGGCTTCGGTGCTTTGAAGCCCGCCACGGCGGCCCCCTAGGCTGGTTCCGCTCGCTGGGAGCCCCGATTGCCGAACATGTGCGTTGTGCCGCCGTGAGCAAAGCCATCCTGTCGCTTGCCCGAAGTGGCCGATACGCCAGGTTCCTGAGGTCCCGCGCCGAACTTGTTCTTGGTGTCGGATGAGTAGAAGCCCTTGTTCGAGCCACCGGCTTGGGCCTTCTGCTCGCGTCGACCGCCACCCTGGCCGTCGACCGCGCTCACGCCCGGCGCCTGCGTGCCGACCGGCTTGAAGCTGTGCATCGGCGTGTTGCCGCCGAAGCTGCCCCAGTTGCCCTTCTTCTCGCTCTCGTCCTTGTGCTTCGCTGCAACCATGACGGTCCTCCTTACCCTGTGGGTAAATCACTGCGGCCCGGCGGGACCAGGCTGTGGACGCTGCTGGAACAGGTTCGCGCGTGGGCCTGGTCCCTGAGCAGGTCCCGGCGCTGGGTTGCCTTGTGCCTGATTTCCGGGCGGTGGTCCACCGTCCGGTGGCTGCTGCATGGCGCCCGGCGCGCCGGCCTGCGCAGCGATCGCCTCGGCGTGCGCCTGCTGAGCATCCATTTCCTGCTCGCTGGGCACAACCTCCTCGCCATCCAAACCGATCGTGCTGGACACGCTGCGCAGCACCGTGGCGCGGCCCTTCGGTCCGATGATCTGCATGTCGATCGGGTTCGCCGTGATCTGCAGGAACTCCATCTGCCGCTGGCGCATCGTCTCCTTCTGCATGGCCACGATCACGCCCTTCGGAATGACTTCCTCCTCGCCGGTGAGAATACCGGTCGTGTCGGTGAGAAGGATCATGTCGAACAGGTTCTCGAGGTTCGGCGAGACCATGTCCTGATCGAGATTGGCACACACCGTTTGGAGAAGCTTCGAAGCGTTGCCCATGAGCATTGCCAGGCCCGACGACGTGCGGCCCGCGCCGCCGCCCGGCGAGTTGCCCGACATGTAGCGCGGGATCGCCGAGATATCATCAGCCAGGCCGTAAAAGGCATTGAACACACCGAGGTTCTCCTGCGCGTTCGACTGCGGCTGGAAGAAGTTCACCGCCGGCTCTTGCGTCCCCGAGACCGTCGGGTTGGTGACGTGCCAGCGCTTCCACGGGTAGAGCTCGTCCGAGTTTTCTTGGCCGCTGAGCCGGTCTTCGTTGATGACGACTTGCGGGCCCGAGGCGATCGACATGTTGTTGACGACCGCCCGTAGAGCAGCATTGCAGACCTCCTGGATGTCGCTCAGCACATCCGGGATGCCATTGCCGACCGGCGTGCCGGGGACCTTCTCCCAGCTGGTCACGTAGTAGTTGTGCCGGCGCCGCGGCGACGGGTTCATCTGCACCTTGATCAGGTACGGCCCGATGAGCCACGCCTCGATCGAGTAATCACGCAGCTCGTCGGGCACCTCTTCAGAAGAAAATCCATACTCGAGAAGCATCGTCCCTTGCACGTTGCCATGAAACTCAAGGCAATCGAGCAGGTTCGACATGTTCTGCACGGGATTTTCGCGGCTCTCGAGGACCGCGCGCGACGCGTCCGTCGAGTCCCAGTTCCAGATGAAGCCTTGCGTGCCATAGAACTGCAGCACCGAGCGGATGTTCGCCGTGTTGTACCCCGGCAAGTCGAGGCAATCGTTCAAGTCGGCACGGGTGAGCCGGCGGCGCTCGATCATCTGCGCGTCGACGACGTCGGTGACGCCCGGCGTCCACCAGATATCGAAGGGGCTCACGCGCTCCCACCACAGCCGCGGCACGCGCGTCGGCGTCGCGCGACCGTTCACCCACTTCACGACGTGCACCATGCGCACCGTCGGACCTTTGAGGACACCAAACGGGAACAAAGGGACATCGGCCAGGATCTCGGCCCAAGCTTTGTAGTAATTCCCTTCCGTAAGTATCTGATCGATCTTGTCTTCGGCCCTGCGCGCCTGATCGACCGCTTTGCGCTTGGCCTGGTCGAGCGCCGCCTCCATGAGCTCGCGCACGCGATCGCGGATGGCCTCCTGCGGCTGCTGCTGACCGCCCTGGGCGCTCAGCACCGCCTCACGGCCGGCCACCTGCTGGATCGCGCTCACGATCTCATCGGGGATCTGCGGGTCCTGCGGCGGGTTGAGACCCCAGGATCGGTCGGCTCCGAGGTACACGTCTCGCAGAAGCGCCGTGGCCCCACGGCACTTCGCGGCAGTCAGGCGCGCGTAAACCTCGGAGCCGCCGAACTTGCGGATCTCGGCGAGCTTCGTAGGATCGTATTGTCCATTGAAGGCACGAAGCGAAGCGAGGAGACGATCGCTCCAGCCGGCCACCGTGTTGCGATGCCGGACCATCATGTCCCACTGGGTCTTGATGTAGCCGGCAAGTCCTGTGTACTGACTTTCGGGCGCCTGCTGCGCGGCGCTCTTCAGCGCGCGATCTTTCTCTTCCTGCTCTTGCAGTTGCTGATTGGAGACCACCCGCAGCAGACCGTACGGCTGGCGCGGCCCCACCGCGGGATCGGCTTGTGGTGCGACCATGGTAGCCAATACTATGAATAGATTGTACGAGGTTGGTCAATGGCCACCGAGATCACCATCTGGAAGCTCGCGCGGGACATCGCGCGCGACATCACCCCCGTCCCCGACCTGCTCAAGGCCTACCAGCTGAGCCTCCCCCAATACGAGGAGATCGTCAGCGGGCGCATCTTCCAGCAGCGGCTCGAGGAAGAGCTCGCCGCCTGGAACAGCGACGGCCGCGCGCGGATCCAGGCCAAGGCCATGGCCATCGTCGAGGAAGGCCTGCTTGAGCTTTTCGACCTGATCCACAATCCCAGCCAACCAATGGCTGCGAAGATCGAGGCGCTGAAGTTCACGGCCAAACTGGCGTCCCTAGAACAGGGCGCGATGGCCCTTGATCCAGAAGAACGGATCGTGTTCAACATCACTATCGGCGGTCACCGCCATCGCTTCGAGGACCAGCGCGCCGAACCCAAGGTCATCGAAGGCGAGGTTACCCAGCTGGGTAAATCCCCCTGATGGAAATCAACTTCGAAGCCGGTCCCGTTTCTTCCGATTTCATGGCGAGCGATGCCTTCTTCAGGCTGCTCGCCGGCCCCGTCGGCTCGGGTAAAACCACCACCTGCCTGATGGAGCTCATCCGTCGGGCGTTCGAGCAGCGCCCCTCGACCTACGACCAGATCCGCAAGACGCGCTTCGCGATTTGCCGTCAGACACTCAGCCAGCTCAAAAACACCGTTTTGAAAGACGCGATCAGCTGGTTCGGCCCGATCGCCGACTGGCGTGTGTCGGAGAGCACGGTCTACTTCAACTTCCGCGACGTGCGCTCCGAGTGGCTGCTCCTGCCGATGGAGACGCCCGAAGATCAGCGCCGCATCCTGTCGTTGCAGCTCACCGGCGCGATGCTCTCCGAGACGATCGAGACTGACC